CCGAGCCTGCGTGTGACATCGGCCGGGATGACGTACTCACCCTCGTGAGCGTTGATCGGGATCGACCCGTCGGGATTCCCGCTCTTGGCAGGCAGCGCACCGCCCTTGATCATGGACATCTGCGGGCTCTGTCCGGCGGACATCGGCATTGCTTGCTGCGGGCCGGGGGTCGTCATCTGCCCACCACCCATCGTCTTCCCGATGATGTAGAGGATGATCAAGAACCCTTGGTCGTACTCCTCGCTGACATCCTCGGCGTCCAGCATGCCCTGCTGGATCAGGACCTGCCGCAGCTGCGGCCACATCTCCGGGTTCTGCAAGGCCGTGGTGGCCACCTGCACAAACATGTTCAGGCTCTGGGCGTCGACCTCGCCCGAAGCCATGGACTGCTGCACCTCTGCCTTGATCTGTTCCACCTGCTGCGGGTTCTGCTGCATGAACTGCTGCGCCTGCTGGTCGATCGCGGCGAAGTTAAGCGGACGGCCCTGCCCGCCTTGGGGGGCCAGACCCACAACAGGAGCCCCGCCCTGCTGGGCGACATTCATCGCCATTGGTGAAGACGCCATCGGGCGCTGCGGCGCACCGCCGGGGCCAACCATCCCACCTTCTGCGTAGGACTGCATCGGGCGCCGCGGCATCCCACCGGGGCCGACCATCCCGCCCATGGCGAACGACTGGACAGGCATGGCCAACATGCGCGCGAGCGCAGGTGGCAGGTCCAAGGACGTCGTCGAGGGGCGCTGCGGCACGCCGCCGGGGCCAACCATCCCACCAGCCTCGTAGGTCGGGACCTGCGACCGCTCTGCGTTCCTGCGGCTCGCTTCCTCGCCAGTGAGGTTGCCTGCATCCATGGAGTCCAGAGGAGCTGCGGGTGCCTCAACCGCTGCGGGGGCCTCCCTCCGCGACCCGGTGCTGACCGAGGGCAGGTACTGCTGCTGCGCGCCGTAGCGGTTGCGCGCGACGTTCGCAGGGTCAGACGACGTCAACCCTTGGATGGAGAACGCGGAGTAGTCAGGCTCGGCGAACTGCTGCCCAGTGGTCGTGTCAAGGTACTGGCGGTTATCGCGGTCACCTGTCATGACCACGTCCGGCCGTTTCTTCGGGCGGTCCGACGAGGTCGGTGCGCGAAGCCCCGCCGTCTGGCGGCTGCCGAGGGGGGTCACCCCTAGCGCATTTGCGGTCCCTGAGAGTGCGCCGCCCTCGAACGTGGCGCCTTTTTGGCCCGGGCCGCCGCCGTCAAACATGTCTCGAACGCTGGTGTAGCCACCACTAGAAGGACTGCGGGCCATGGTTAGCTCCTCAACTGTGAGATCAGCGTGTTCACCGTAGCCCGAAGCTGGGCGACGTCATTGGTCAGGGACTGTACATCTCTGACAAGTGCCTGATAGTCAGATAGCGACGGCACCTGCGCACCGCTTATCGAAAACCCTGAGCCCACCGCAGATACTGCACGTAACGTCGGTTCGGGCGCGCGTGTGATTGCTATACCAGACTTCAGTACTGCACGGCTAGAGGCATCCTGCTCACCACGGGTGCCGATCAACAGCTCGATGTTCTGCTTCATGGCCCCCAAGATGCGCGACTGCCATTCTTCGACACCGACCTGCGGCAGACTGGGTATTCCTGTAAAGCGTGACATCAGGACCTCTTTAGCGATGTGGGTGTCTCACCCATATGAACAGAGCGCACCCGAACCGTGCCTGTGAGTTCTACCTCATAGGTGTCTGTCTTGTACCCTGTCGGCAGCCGGAATACGTCACTGTTCAACAGATCGACGGATGCAACCAGCGTCTTGTCTGCATACAACTTAAAGCTCGGCGCCTCTGGAACAAACCACGCTACGTCCGCGTTCCCCCAAGTGACGTCATACGTGCTCCACACTGGCGGGATGATCACACCCGCGTAATCCGCGACCACTCTCGCAGCGCCCATGTTGAAGGGCTCCTGCGACACAAAGACTTTCGACTTCCAGACGTAGTCGTCGTTGGGTTGCGTGGGGTCATCCCACCGCACAATGTCGCCGTCGACACCCGTCGTGTAGTAGAGGAACCCGCCCACTGGGTCGAACCATGTGGACGTAAAGATCGGCGCAAAGTTGATGAAGTCGCCCGGCGACTGCCCGTCTTGACTGCGTCGGTAGAAGAACGACCCGGTGCTATGCGAGGCGAAGTACATGCTGTCGTAGAACGCTCCGACGATAGTGGGCGGGTCGAGCGCAAGGTTCCATGTGTCCGGGCTGTGGGCCGGGGCAGTCACGATCTGCACCCCGCCGGTGAACGATGCCAGAGCGAGTCCCTCGTGCGTGGCGTACATGACCCCGACATCCGTCTGCACAATGCTGCTGGCGCTGAGGCAGGGGTAGTTCGTGGAGTACCGGCTGACCGAGAGCACTGATGGATCGGACCCGGAGATCGCGTAGGGGTACCCCGCCGTCATGACGAGAAGGTCACTGCCCAGAGCAACCATGCCAACGACGTTGTATTCGAGGGAAATCTTGTACTTGTTCGGCCATGCGTGAAACTTGCTAGGCTCACTGAAGTAGATGTCGTTGCCGGCAAACCCCACCATGATGTTGTTCTGGATGACGGCCAGCCCAGCCAAGTCCTCAGGCGGAGCGTCGAACTCGCTGGACTCCAGAATGGTCAGCAGACTGCGGTAGTTGAAGTCGTCGACGAAGTCGTAGGACGCATCCCCCCAGTACCGTGCAGGGTCGGCCGGTTGGTTTTCGGAGACGTCGTAGTACACTGTCCCGGCGGTGGCCACGGTGGTGGCTACGTCAGCACCAGCCTGCGCGTACGTGAGGGTTCGGCTCGTAGGGACTGCCACCACCACACCGCCAGTGATGTCGAAGCCAACAACGCTGCAGCCCGACAGCTTGAACCGGTCGCCGTCGAGGAACTTGTGCGGTTCGGAGAACGTGAGCGTCACAGTGCCGCCAGCGCGGGCAACGGAAGAAATCACCTGTGGGAACCAAAGGGTGGCCAGCCGGAAGTAGTCTGCCTCGGCAGTGTCTGCTGTTGCCGCCAGCGTGCGGTAGAGCCGGATGCCGCGAATGAAGTTGGAGCCGGCGGGCGGCGCCGTAGGCAGACTGGAGACGGTGACGATCTGGCCTTCCTTGATGAAGTTCGCCGTGGACGGCTCGGACCCGATCGACTCCTCCTCCCAAGGGGTGTACCACGTGTACAGATACGACCGCGACTGGACCGACCCACCAAGGTCGATCTTCCCTGTGGTGTTCACTGATGTGCCAACCTGCGCCCCGGGGGAGAAGTAGGTGATCGTCGTTGGGTTTATTGTCGCGATAGTTGTGGTGATATTAAAGTCGCGAATGTCCCAGCGGCAGCCACCGGAAGTAGCACCACTCTCGGTGTCGATGAGGGTGAACGTACTCACCCCGGTTACCGTGATCGTGTACGCACCGGTCGTGCCGGCACCGGATGTGAACTCGATAAAAATCTGCGTGCCCGTGACCAACCCGTGATCCGTGATGGTCACGGTCACAGTCGGGGTTAGGGTTCCAGCGCGGGAGTAGGTGCCAGTCCGGTACGTGAACCCGGAGACCGTAGCGAGCGCCCCGTCCTTCAGGTTGTGCGGAGCCGCCGTAGTCAGCGTGACGTTACCGCCGCTATCCCTAGCGATGGTCGCTGTGGCTATTGCCGAGAACACCGTCGGCGTTGCCACGGGCTTGACAGCCGGCAGCGGCAGGCCGAGGTCGTAGTATCCACTTGCCGCTGGGTAGGGCGCGTTCCCTGCAGTGGCTAGGTCATAGGTGCTGACCTTGGGCTTACCGTCACCGGTGTAGTAGAACCTCTGCTCGGCGAGCTCGTCGGCGGCCGGAGTGGCGATGCTAACAGGATTGCTCCACGTCAGCCACTTGAGAGCGTCGGTCACCGGGTCGCGCAGCGCGTACAGCGTGCGCAGGATTCCGGTCCGCCCCGCTGAAGCGGCCACCACTGGCCGGGGCGTAGGAATAAGATCGCCGGAGTAGAGCTTGACACCCACAGCCGTCTGGGCCGCAGTGCCGGGCAGCAGCTCGGGGGAGACTCGCGGGAGCGTCCCTTTAAACTCGGCGATCTTAGTCGTGGTCACTTCTTGGTGGCCTTCTTCATGCACGAGCCCATGGCGCTGCACTTCTTCGGCGCCGGGCAACCCGGGCAGGGGGCGAACTTGGGGGCAGGTTTCTTCATTTGCAGAACTCCGATCGCTTCTCGTTGTGCGACGTCACTCCCGTCAACAGCGACGGATCATTCGCTGCCAACCAGTCTACCACGTTGTCGCTGCCGTAGTATAGCGTTTCTGTCCATAGGCACTCATCTGTCGGGCTTGCGCACCCAGACACGAGACCGAATCCTGAGAGCGACAGGGCTAAGAACTTCCACTTCATCCTCGATCTCCTCTGCCTTGCGCACAACCTTCAGGTTATGCTCGACCACTTCCAGCTTGGCGTCAGTCTGGGCCGACTTCCTGCCACCAAACCAGCTTGCTGCCAGTGTGGCAACGTAGAGGACTGGCTTCAGAAGCGCCGAGAAGATCGCCCGCCAGATCATCACTCGGCCTTGCGCTTGGCGTAAACCGACCAGAGGGTAGCGGCCAGCGTGGCAGCGGCACCGCCAACCGTCGTGACGGTCTCGGCGTCGACCATGCCTTGGCCTACGAAGTAGCCGCCGAGGGCGGCGATGACGGCACGAACGATGCCTGCGAGTTGTTCACCAGTCATGGTCTTCTCCTTATTTTGCCGGATAGACCCGGCGATCCAGTTCCCAGTGCGGGCCGTCCTTGAAGTTGCGCCAGTCACCGCCCCAGACGAGGGCGACCTTCTCGTTGGCTGCAGCAGCTTTGATGGCCGGCGCGAGCTTGTGATACAGCGGCCACGCGTACATCTCCTCGACCTCGATCTTGCCATCCTTGTCGATGTCCACGTAGGGGACCAGATCGACAGCGTGGCCGGTGAGGTGCCGGCTATCCAGTGTGCGGGACGCACCGATCCTGACAAGCTCTTGCTGGCGGGCGAGAGTGCGCAGACCTTCGGTCACGGCAAATGCAAACGGCGCCTCCTGCAGCGCCCGGTCCATGACCCGGCGGAGATCAGGGTGCACCCCGTGCAGGTTGATCAGGCTGCGGCTCGTCCACTGTTTCATCTTGTGCACCTCACTTCGCCAACAAGGTTTTGATGTCCTGCCGGATTTCCTTCAGGACTTCGTTGGTTTCCTTGCGCGCGCTGGCCGCGTTCTCAAGGTCTTCTTTGCGCTGGGCCCACAGGCGCCGGACTTCCTTTTCGTTGTTCAAGCTGCGCCACTCCAGCCTAGAGAGCCAGACGATGCCACCAATGACACCGACCGCCACCCCCCACCACTCACGGATTACTTCCACGGCTGCGCTCCTCGATCTCATCCATGATGCGGAGCAACGCGGCAAAGCAACCGCGCGCCTCGGCCGCCAGCTCACTACGCACACGGTACACTTTCAGCTCCTCAAGCGCTGCCTTGCGGTCGTCCCATTCGAGATGGGTGGTCGGGTAACCGACGAGACGGCGGCGCATGATCTCCCCGCCCATCAGGTGTGCGCCAGTCAGCACGTACGCTGCGCCAGCGATCTTGTCTGCCGTATCCAGAGACTCGGCGTACACGCAGGCGGCGGGCACAGGCGCGCTGACAAGCTCCGTCGCAGTGATGTCCTCCTCCAACCGTGCAGTGCGGTGCAGCGCTGCTGGTAGCGTGGGGTCGATCTTGTGGTGGATGCGGTGTATGGCATAGAGCCAGTCGGCGTACCACGCCATCGGCGGTTTGCCGGACGCCATTGCCGCGCCTACGGGGTGCTCCTCGCAGGCGTGGTGCAGATCACGTGTGACCTCCCAGAGCGGTTTCATCGCCACGCTCGCACAACTAGGCGCCAATTCGCATAGGTAATCCCGCTAGTGCCCGTAGCACTCAGAATCGGCGCACCGGAACTGCCAAACTTTACCTTCACCTGCGTCGCATTCATGACGATCGCGATGCCGTTGTTCGCTCCATCGGTGAAGGTCTCAGCACCTATCGGGCCATACCAATCATCTACGCTCCAGCCCTCAGAGGCCGTTACGCAAACCAGCCACGCCTGAACGAGGTAGGGGCGACCCCCAAGGCCATGCGTCAGAGTGAAGCTCGCAGCCGGACTTACTGCAAGCAATGCACTTTCGTACTGTGGGGCCGCAGGAGCCGCGGGTCCCACAATCCCACCATATGGCAGGCTCAGGTACGCAGTTACCCCGTCGCCAATCTTGAACTTATTTGTGTCGCGCTCCAGCACAAGCTCGCGATCCGCAAGGATCGGATTGAACGAGGTCCACCGCGCAAGCGTGTCACCACGCAGGGCGAAGCCAATAGTCGAGGAGGGTACTGGTCCGGGCATATCAGGCCGCCTTATCGGTGGAGTAAAACTCCAAGTTACGCTTTAGCCGGTCATCGTGCGGCGCGAGCTCCACTGCGATCGCGCCGTGTTCTACGGCCTCGTCCCCCACTCCGATATGATAGGCTGCCAGCGCGAGGAGATCATGCGGCCTTGCCCCCCATACAGTCGGGTCCATCGTATAGACCAAGGCTTTGTCCTTGATCGTCAGTGCCTGTCTAGCACATTCGTAACTCAATTGCCACTGCTCTGCTCTGCGGGCTAGGTCCGACAATTCTACCCATGGCTCGCGCGTATCCGGCGCCTCCCGCGTCGCCTTCTCCAACCAGACGCGCGCCTGCTCCTGCTCGCCCAGCGCCTCATAGGCTTGCGCCATTATACGCATGGCGTAGCACCGCTCATTCGCCCAGTTCGCGCCGGGGTTCCCGAGGTACTTGTGCAGCGCCACGATGGCGTCGATCCACCGACGGCCGAACGTCAGCTCACGGGCGTAGTAGAACGCGTTGCGCGGACAGCTCGGGTCCTCCTTGACTGACAGCTCCAGCAAATCCATGTACTGGCCGCGACTCTTGGTTGGGTCGGGGTGGTGACTCACCAACAGCATGTCGGTGTGCGCGTAGACTTCCTTGATCCGACCGTCCGGGCGAGGGTACTCGTGGCACGGATGGTGCCAGTGGTAACCATGGCGTGCGTGAATCTTCTCATAGAAGAACAGGATGCCGGCGCCCCAGTCGAACTTGTAGCGTAGGCGCGTGGTCTCCCCCATCATCCACACCCGCTCGATCTCCTCGCGCCAGCCGGGCTCCAGTCGTTCATCGAGGTCGAGGCTGATACACACGTCGATGTCGCGCGGGATGAGCGCAAGCGCTGCGTCGCGTGCCTTGTCGAACCGCCACGGAGTGATACAGATTTCTGGCACGGTCGCGCCACAGGCGCGGGCCAGCTCTACCGTACCATCGGTGCTGCCTGTGTCCGCAATAAGGATCAGGTCTGCGGCCTTGGCGGACTCACAGAACTGCTCGACGAACGAGGCCTCGTTCTTGCTGATGGCGTAGACGCAGATTTTCATGGATCACTCCGGCTTGGTGGGCCACACAACGTTGGTGGGGAAGCCGGGTTGGTCACTGACTTCGCGAAGCTCAGCGCGGTAGGCGGCCCAGTTTGGCTTATCTGCCGGGCTGTCAGGTAGCTGGGTCCAATCGGACTGCACAAGAAGCGCGTCCCGCGTCGCACGAACGCTCTGCGCCAGATCGGCGGTGCGCTGGGCGATCTCGTCGCTGGACGCGGCGGTAATCGACCAAGCCTGCACCCAGACGCCGGCTTCGAGCACGGGGTCGGCGACAGAAGCGTTCTGGGTCACTGAGTCGAACGGTTGCGGAACTTCACGCGCCTCGACGGGGATTATTCCGTAACGCGCCAGAAATTCATTGCTCATGACTGCCGGGAACGAGGTGTTCGGGTTGTCCCGCATGAGTTCTCCACCGCCGTACGGAAAGGCCTCGACCGCCCCGGCCTTGATCTTGGCGTACATCACTGACCCTCCAACTGCTGCTCAATCACTTCAAGCAGGATGCGTTCCTTCAACTGCTCCGTCACGCTGGAGTGGAGCAGGTCTTTCAGGCGATCCGAAAACGCAACCATCTCAGGGTTGTCTGCGTGTTCCGTCTCGATCTTTGCAATAGCCAGCGTGAAGTTGTCGATGTTGATCTGGTAGTTCATGACTTCCGTGCGGCGACCTTCTGCGGCTGCGCGGAGTATATCAAGCTTGGCGGCGTTCATGTTTTTCATCCTTGATTTGCGTGATCATATTTGCCCGAATGCGACTTCATTTCCGGAGCTTGGTGGTAGAGTGGAGGGGTTGGCATATTTTGTACCAAACCCTGCGCCAGACCAAGGGTACGCGTAGACGAATGGACTACTGCCATTGTCTGCTAAAGCTATGGTCTTCCCATCAGGGCTAAACGCTAAACCTGCGGCGCTGGATGGCAGTGTAGAAGGGTTGGCGTACTTGGTCCCAAAGCCTGAAACATCAGACCAAGGGAATGCAGCGATATACGGAGAAGAGGCTATACAATAGGCTATGTCCGACCCGCTGGGGCTAAAAGCAACATCCCCCCCGTTCCCAAACGGCAACGTCACAGGGTCAACGTACTTTACACCAAAACCCGAACCAGACCATGCGTAAGCGTACAGACCACCGGCTTGGTTTGCTACTGCTATTGCCAATCCAGATGGGCTAAAAGCAACTCCATTTCCAGAATTTGGCGGAAGTACGGTTGGGTTGGCGTATTTGGTTCCAAAGCCCGCACCAGACCAAGACCAAGCCGAAATGAATGGAGAGTTGGTATGCGCTACAGCTACGGCTGTACCGTCAGGGCTGAAATTTACGGCGTTACCGTCAGCTGGGGGAGAAACGGGGTTAGAGTATTTTGTCCCAAATCCTGAAGATGACCAAGGGTAAGCAGAAACTCCCGGGCTGTTGGCGTGAGCAAGTGCTAAATTTGCCCCGTCAGGGCTAAAGGCTGCATCAAGTACGGTCCCAGCGGGGAGCGTAGCCGGATCGGGGTATTTAGTACCGAAACCAGTTGCGGTCCAGCGCCACGCTGCAACAAATGGCGTGAGGACGTGCCCAGCAATTACTGCAGAACCGTTAGGGCTGAATTTTACACAGGTTGCCTGCGCTCCTAGAGTAGTGCCCGGTATTGCGGAGCCGGGGTCAGGAAGTTTTGAACCAAAGCCGGAAGACAGCCAAGGATACACAGTAACGCCCGGCTGCCTGACGTGCGCCACAGCGAGAAAGGTATTTCTTAGTGAAGTAGCGCCCAGAAGCTTTTCTTTAAGCATCAAGCGTCTCCTACGCGGGCACCGTAGATCGTCGTGCCGACTTTCCACAAGGCAATGACTGTATCGCCAGTCGTGTTCAGTGTGGGCGCAGTGCCCCCGCCCGTCTTCCACACGACTGCAACCGTGGACCATGTGATCGTGTTGGCAGTGCCGTCATCCACCAGCAGAGTAATCGACTGTCCGGCAGCCCATGTCCCCGCAGTGGGTGTCGAGCTGCCGGATAGCGTCCACGTCTGGATCGAGCCGTTGGTAGGCGACAGGGCTGGCGTGGTGCCTGTGACGGCAAAGACTTCCTCGGTGTAGCCGTCATTCAGTATGACACCGTTGATCGTCTTGTCGCTCAGCGTCTGCGCACCGGTAAGGGTGACGTACGTAGCGGTGTCCGGTGCTGGCCCTGTGGGCCCAGTCGGACCGAGCGGACCAGTCGGGCCAGCAACAACGGACCCGCTACCCGGAGCACCCGTGGGACCCGTGGGGCCAACAGCAGTAGAGGCGTCACCCTGCGGCCCTGTGGGGCCTGTAGGCCCAGCGACAGTGGATGCACCACCCGTAGGCCCTGTGGGGCCGGGAACAACGGACCCGCTACCCGGAGCGCCCGTGGCACCCGTGGGGCCTGTGGGCCCAGCGACAGTGGATACACTACCTGTAGGCCCGGTGGGGCCCGTAGAACCTGTCGGGCCGACTGGACCACTCGGACCAGTCGGACCAGTCGGCCCTACGATCTGCCCGACGTTGGTCCAAGCAGTACCGCTCCATACATAAAGGTCGCCGTCAGCCTCTACGATGTAGGCATCGTTCGGACTGTTGCCCACCGAGGGCAAGGCACCGACAGTGGCGACCGAGCCGCGCAGGTTTAGCGACACACCCTGTGGACCTGTAGGCCCCACGAGTCCGCCATAAGGCAGGCTCAGGTATGCGGTGACCCCGTTGCCAATCTTGAACTTGCCCGTGTCGCGCTCCAGCACCAACTCGCGGTCAGCGAGCACCGGGTTAAACGACGTCCACCGCGCAAGCGTGTCACCACGAAACGACAGCTGGAAGACCGAGGCACTGATCGTCATGTCTGAGCACTCCCGAGATCAATCCTTGCGCCGCCGGTATAGTTGGTTTCGGCGTTACCGGCATCTATCAACGTCGACAGCACGGGTGCGAGTGCCACCCAGCTAGTACCGTCGGAGTAGTGCATGAGACCATCTTCGCCAGCCACAATCGCGCCTTTATAGGCGGTAGTATTCAGTGGGATGGGCGTGGCGCTGCGTAGCGATGGGCCGACAACTTGAACCCGACCAGACGCAAACTTTACGCTACTCATGTGATCACCGTATATTCTTCGCGCTGGTTCAGCACGTATGACAGGCTGGCGACTGCGCCTTGCAGGCTCTCGCACTTCAGCTGCAACCGATCGCCGCTTGGCATATTTTGCTTACCTAGTTCCACCAACGCGAAGTCGTTGGGGGGTATATCCAGCTTGTTCAAGATAAGCCATGTGTTGCTACCAACATCTAGGACTCGTACTGACAGTTGTATCGTGGTGGTTCCGTTGTTGCTCACGATCAGCGACGTTAGCAATGCCACCGCCTTCACAGTTCTCGCAGCAGTCGGCCCACTCGCCGGAATGAGGTACTCCGGCGTTTCGAGTATCGTCGCAAACGTAGAAGTAACGTTAGCGCGCGCTACCTCGAACAGGTTTAGCGGCGGGCGGGGGGTAGTGATAACAACAGCCATGGGTCAGCCTCCGATGCCAATTATTAGCGGTAGGGCGATGTTCTGCACACCACGGCTGAAGGCCTGCCCCTCGATTGTGCTGCGCTCGAAGTCAATGCGCAAGTCCTCACCAAGATAGGTATCACCCACTTCCGTCGAGAACGTAGCATACACGCGACCACCGTCCAGTTTCAAGATGGCTAGGAGTGGGTTGCCGGCTACCCCTGTGCCACGCTGCGACGTCGGCAGTGCGTTGTAGTTGACGCCCGTGCCTGCGTAGCTGAACTGCTGGGAGTTCGCCTCGATGACCGATGAAAAGCCCACTCTGGGTGGCGTCGTCAAGTTAGTCTTGATCAGCGCCACCAAGTAATCAATCATCGGCACTGCCGGGTCGATGATCAGCGAGGGGCGCGTCTTGACTCGGGCCACGAGGATGTCGAATGCCCTGTTGAAGACCGTGAGCAAGGACGCCGCAAACACGTACTGCGCGTTCCAGTCAAACATCCCGTTCACGAAGAACCTAGCCCCACGGTCCTGCCCACTGCGCAAGTCATCTGCCAGCTCCCGCAAGAACGTGCCAGCATCCCGACGCGTCAGGGTCTCCTGCTCCAAGGTGAAGCCCTGCACGGTGCCGGCGGACAGAACCCCATTCCACGTCGTGACAAGTCGCGGGTTGGCAAGATCGCCCGCTGAGGTCTGCGTAGCTTGCGTTACATCTGAAGCGTTACGCAGGAGCCAAAGACCGCCAGACTTTATAAAGTGCCAGTTGTTGGTATTGTTGTAGCGCAAGGTCGTACTGTTATACAGATACGACCCGTTGCCATTTGCATCGGACGATCCAGAAACTGCTACGAACTCGGAGGCCAACTGGATGTACATCTCGTTGATGATCGCCGTGGCATCCGTTGTGATCTGGTCCGCGGCCGGAGTATACACCGCAATCGGCGCCCCGGCCACCGTGCTGGGTATGGATACGACGTTGCGGAATCCGGTAGACACGAACGCGTAATCACCGAAGGTGTTGTTGGAGTTGGCCACCGTCACCTGACCGCCGTCATGGCACCACAGGCCAATTCTGGACCAGTTCGTGAAGACCGACACCAACTGCACGAAGGCATTGCGCCGCATCAGATAGCCGACCCCGTTGGGGTTGATCGCTGTAAAGCTGTCCACAACGACTGAACGAAGCGGCGAGGACGGGGCGAGTACTGCACCATCGGCCATCAGGTTCCCGCCGCCGCGCGGCATCAGCGGGTTGCCCGTGGCCTTGTTGATAGCAATCGTCATCTGGTCTTGGGTGAAGTTGTGCAGCTGCGAGCAGTCGGAGATGTAGGGCGAACGTGTGATCACCGCCCCCGGCTTGAAGACAAACGCGAAGCCCTTTTCCGGCGGGTAATCGTGGCCGGCCAAGGTCGCGACCCCACTCATCTTCCGGTACAGAACCCCGGCGACGGTGAAGTACGCACGCTCCGCGACGGCGGCCAACCCGGCTACCGTGCTGATGTACGACGGAGGCAATTCATGCTGCAGGTTGGAGAAGGTGAAACCCCGCACCTTGGCTCCGCTGTCCAGCTGAAACATGTTGTTGACCTGCTGACCCGAGGGCAAGCTGAGCTTGGTCGCGCGGAGATCGTAGCCGTAGAGCGTACCGTTCGCCGGGATGACAGTATCCGGCTGAACGACGTAATCCCCCGGGTGCACGATGGCTATGCCCGGCTGACCCAGCGCTACCAGCTTCGCGACCGCCGCATTTACCGTAGCCAAGGGGGCATACAGCGTCGTGCCGTCGTTAGCGTCGTTCCCCGTCATGGTCACGTAGAAGGTGCGCGCTATGGCTGGGGCACCGGAGACAGTGATCTGTGCTGACGGACCGGCGGCGCCCTGCGGCCCGGCTACGCGCTCGTCCTCGACGCCACAGACCTCGATGTCGGTCTGGTGGTTCTGACCGTAGACCTGCACCCACGCCCGCACGTAGCGCACTGCAGTGGGCAGCACGAAGTCTATCCCTGCACCCGCAGCGCGCGCGATGGTCTCCTCGACTGTACGGCGGCCTGTGAGCGCCAGAAGGGTGTTGTCGGAGGCGAGCAGCTGCTCACCGATCTTGTTGCCGAAACCATTAAGCAAATCGACGCCGAAGCGCAGCCCGTCATTGGCCGGGTCGTTGCTGTCCTTGGACCTGCTGTAGGCAAAGCGTACGGTGTAGGTACGCCCTTCCTCGATCGCGGTAGGAAACCGCGCCGCCAATCTGCCGGCCTGCGTGAACCGCGCCACACCACCAAACGTGTTCACGGCTACCGTTGCAGTATCGAGGTCGAACAACTCACCAGCATCGCCGGGACGGTAGATGCGATAGATGGCGGAGGACCGTATCAGGTCCTCCGGGTCGATCACCGGGAACGCGTCGATCGCGTCGGCCACATAGTCTTGGATGGCCTCGGCAGTAACCCGCAGCTCTGCCTTGGACCCAGCGACAAACTCGTACGAGGGCGCGGTGCGCACCACCGTGAAGACTTCTGCCGCCGTTGCGGTGACCCGGACAATCTCCGTGGCTCCCGAAGGTGCCGTCAGTGTCAGGTAGAAGTACTGCCCCGCAGTCAGGACTGGAAACTGCGCGACGTCCTGCGCCCGCAAGGTGATAGACGTACTGTTCGCGGCCGCAACAATGGCGAGAAACCCGACGGCGTTATTCTTGATGATGACGGTCATACGAAGGGCCTCATTCTTGCGGTCAAGGTTGCCCGGCCAGTGCCGAGGTTAGCGCGAGCTCGCCGCTCCGTAGATTTCGCGAGGTACTGTCTTGCGTGATACGTCGCCAACTCCCGATCCGTCCACGCAACGCTGGGCAGGACGAGGAGCTCGTTCAGCACGTTATGGACGATGGTGTCTTCGAGATCGTCCACGATCACTGCGGGCATGCTTGTTGAGGACGTCTTTGGCTTCAGTGCGTAGAACAACCGGATCGCGTAGGGCTTCACGTTGTCCGGCGCGGGCAGAACCACAAACCGATCGGGCGACACCTGCGTGAAATACCGCGGATCAGAGGTGCCCTCCAGAGCGCTCTCCGACAGAGTGAAGCTGCTGGGCGCATTGAACTCTGCGGCAGCGAACGGGGTGCCGTTGAAGTTGCCGCTGCCGGCCCACAGCGCTGCCGGGTCCACGCCTCCGAAAACATCCACCCAGTCGGGAAAGTGGTCGATAGCCTCCTCCAGTGTCAGCACGGCAAGCGGCGAGTCGTTGACCAACACGCGGAAGACCGCGTGGACCTCCGAGTCCGTGGGCTTGGTATAGGTGTAGTCAGCGACACCGGCGGTGAGGGTGTACATAGGCTGGGCGTAGCGCCATGCGAGTGTGCGCTCACAGGCGCGGCGGGCGGCCCGGTTGATGTGCTCCAACACCATCGGGCGCGGGCACCCGGGGACACTCGGCTCGATGCGAGACAGCAGTGTGTCGAAGTTCCTGTAGGACATCAGATCACCTCGCCCTTATCCATACCGGCCGACTTCGTGTCAGTGATCTTGCGGCTCTGGAGCCCCGCACCCAGTGCCTGCATGAAGCTGTCAGAGAACAGCTTGGCCCGGCCAGACTGGACATGCTCGTCGTCGATCGACTCGGCGAGGTAGACCACGCCGTCTACCAAGACTGGGAAGTAGACGTCCGTGAGAACGTCAATCGCGGCGTCGAGGGCATAGCTCGGTGGGGTCTTCGCATACTCACCGACAAGAATTACCCCCGCCGCAGGGCGGGGGTACAGGAAGTAGCGGTCGGGGTTCTTCACATGGCGCATGAAGTTGACCGGTTGCCCGGCCGCCTCCCGCATCCAGCCGGGGTAGTTCCGGTTCATGGTCTCGCGGTCGACCTCGGTGACCGCGTTGCCGTTCTTGATCTGAAAGATGTCGATCAACCGAATGGCGTCCGACGGCAGGACCTGTGCCGCGGAGTCGGTCGTCGTCGCAATGTCCACGATGTCAGAAAAGAGATCGGGGCGCAGGATCGCCATACGCTTCAGTGTCTGATTGACGTACGAAAGCAGCACCGAATCGCTGTAGCGATATGGCGCGGTCTGGTCCTGCACAAGGCGCCGAGCCTCGGTTATGACATCTGCGGGCGTCATTCAGGCAAGTTCCTCGATGCGTCTGCCGACAGTTCCGCCGAACTATACACCGGTTCGGTCAGGTTGTCATCAGCCACGAGCTCAATCTTCTTCGTGCGCTTCTTGGCCTTCTCCACGGACGTCGTCACGAAGCGCTCCGGGTACGCTTCCTGCTCGGTCACTTCCTCGCACAGAGGGTTCTTGGCGAGTACCGGGTGCCATTCGTAGATGAACCCGTCGTTTTTATTACGAAGATACTGCATCACTTCTTCCCTTTTTTGGTCATTCCTGCCTCGCTCATAGCGATAGCGATGGCTTGTTTTCGGCTTTTCACGCCCGGAGCTTTCTTCGGACCCTTCGGGTCAATGCCACCGTGCAGGGTGCCGCGCTTATACTCACCCATCACCTTGGCGACTTTGGCTGTCTGTGCCTTCGTGGGCATGTCACTTCCTTTTCCCTGACGGCGACACCGGCCACGACTTGCGCGCGGGGCCGGTCTTCTTGGCCGCCATGGTGCGCTTCTCAGTAGCGGTCATCTTGGCAGCAGCCGCGACCGGGCGGCAGGCGGGGTAGGCACGTGAGGACTTCTCAGACCCGGAGCGACCGCACTCCTTGCCGGTCTTGGTGTCGACCCACTTCTCCCCGAACCACTTGCCTAGCCCGCCCTTGCTCATTTCTTCACCCGGTTATCCGGGCCGCTCCAGCCACCGCCGCGCTTCTTGTACTCCTTCGAGGCCCATGCGTTGGCATAGGCGCTGGGGTACACGTCGAACTTGGCCTTGGCCGCAGCCTTGACCTTGGACCAGAGTGCTGGATTGGTGGGCTTGGGGCTGGCCATGTCAGCAGTTCCATGCTTTGAGGGATAGCGCCTTCCGCGTCGGCTTGCCCTTCTCGTCCTTCATCGGACCGGGCATCCCAGACATGCGGGCGCAAAACGACTTCCGGCGACCCTCGTCTTCCTTGGTCTTGGGGTTTGGGGCCGGCGGTTTCAGTCCGGGCTTGCCCGGGTTGGCCTTGTTGTAGGACGCCCGGCCGGCCGCATTGAGGCCACCCTTGGGGTCCTTTCCCTCTTTTCGGGTCCATGCGGGAGTCTTGGCCATTACGCGACCACCCCTTTGATGACAACAAACTGCAGTACGGGGGTGTCGATCCCTGTGCTCGGAACGCTGGCGTTGTCGATGTTGCCCACGGAGATCACGCAGGAGCCGGCTGCCGTCTCGACCACGTGGGTCTGGTAGTACTTGCGCGTGCCAGCCGCGCACCCGGACTTGATACACAGGGCGACCACGTCGTTGGCACCAATCTCGCTGTTGGTGAAGGTGAACTCGTCGGCCTCATGTCCCGAGATTGCTGCGGCAAAGAGGGTGATTGCACCTGAGGCCTTGTTGAGGGTAACCCCGGTCGTTCGGCTAGTCAGCTGCGTGACAGTGCCACCCGCTCCAGTGGTGTACCCCACAGCCTGCGTGGCGAGCACCGTCGTGCCGCGGACTGTGGACGCAGTAGTCGCACCAACCGAAGTACCATCGATAACCCCACTGTCAATGTCCACCTTAGGCAGGTTCACCTCGCCGGTGCCCTTGGGCGTGATATTGACGTCGATGTCGGTGTCAGTGCCGTCGGCACCCAGCGTGTTGCCGGTAAGGTTGACCCCTGCGGCCGCAGCACTCGTGGCCAGCGTCGTCGATTCTATCAGCGTCAGCCCGGAGAAGCTACCGGTGAAGGTGACGCCCGAGATGGTACCGCCCGTGAGAGCGACCGCGTTGGCGTTCTGGGTGGCGATGGTGCCGAGGCCGAGGTTGGTCCGCGCACCCGAGGCGTCAGACGCCCCTGTGCCGCCGTCGGCGACGGCGAGGTCTGTGATCCCCGTGATGGTGCCGCCGGTGATGGCCGCCTTGGCTACGCTCACTGAGCCCGTGCCGTTGGGCGCGAGGACGAGGTTCCCGTTCGTGTTGAGCGTGCTGATGGTATTGCCGTCGAGGCGGACGTTATCCACAGAGGCGGAGCCGGTACTGAGCTTCAGCGCCGTGGCTGTACCTGTCGCACTTAGGACGGATTTCTCCGCAGCGTCAGGGCCGCCATCAATGTGCAGCAGCTGGGGAAAGCTGTTCTTGATCTTCTCGTTGGTAAGATTTGTGGGCACGGTGCTATCCCCCTATAGGTAGTGGAGGCCTGATGGCCTCCACTCGTGTTAGACAAGGACGTAATCGAAGATCACGTCGATGTGGGTCGCGGTCGTGACGTTGCTGCCGGTCTTGCCAACGGTGACGGCCGTGCTCACGTCATTGGCAGTGTAGGACGCACCATCCGCGAGGACAGCCGCGCCTGTGCCGCCGTCAGTGAGCACCGTGCTCTGCGTCAGGCTGGCCTGAGCAAAAGCAACGAGCTTGCGTCCGGTGGACAGCGTACCCAGCACATCCACGGTCGTGACTGCGCCAGCAGCACCACCAACGGCGATGGCCTTGCAGCTTACCATGCGAATGGACTTGCCAGTTACGGCCGGGACTAGCGTAGCCCCAGCATTCACTTCAGCGATCGTAAACCGCTGACGCACGTTCAAGATAGCACCGGCGATAACCGCCGACCCCGTCACCGTCAGCGACTGCAGAGTTGCATTGCCGCTGTTGATTCGCACGTTGTCCTGCGAGATGCCTGTATAAACACCCATGTTCAGTCTCCTTTCTGGGGGAGATGGGGGCCGAAGCCCCCACCGTTAGGCCGACGGGATGACGCCAAGGTCAGCGCCCATGTTGACCACTGCCAGCGAGACCTTGACGCGGGCAGCGTCGATGCTGGCGGAGTTGAGCGTCAGCAGGATGTTGGTGTTCACCGCGCAGTAGTAGGCCGTCGCGTCGGCATAGCCGCCGGTGGTGCCCACTGCAGCGTTCAGATCGAAGCCATCAACCCAGAAGTCAACGGTCCCGCCGCCGATGCCGACGTCGATGTTACCCGCGGCGCCCTCTGCCTTCTCCAGCGTCGCAACGCCAGACAGAACAAATGCGCCTTTGGGCAGCACGCCGATCACCAGTGTATCGGTCGAAGTCAGCGCGGTGGCGCCAGCAGCGATCCGAGCAGCAGCGATCTTAGCGAAATCGAGCTCGATCTCCATAACGCTGAGGCGGTCGGTGTAGCTGGCGGTGAAGCCAACCGAGTTCTTGTAGAACCCGAGGGAGTCAGTGTACGCAACCATGATCAGGTCTCCTTATGCGAACTGGACGACGGCTTGCGCCAGCGCCTCGGGTTTCACAACCTTGTAGCCGTACACCTGCAGGCCGCGGATGATGTTGCCGAAGGTGGACTGCGCGCGAAGCGTTTCCATCTCGGTCATCTGCGACGCGAAGGTGAAGCCCATCTTGTGGCCGGCGATGATCGACGTCTTACCCGAAGCAACGTTCAGGTTGTGCGACACATAGAGCGTGAAGCGGTCGATCATGCCGAGACGGCCGTTGCGGACTGGGGTGATGCTGTCGCCGGTGAGCGAGGCGTCCTTCAGTTCCGACTTCTTGATCAGGCCAGCCATACGAGCCGGGATGATCAGGTAGCGGTCCGACTCGGGGACGTTGGCCTCGTCGAGAACGGTGCCCATGTCCACGATCAGATCAACCACCGAGGTGGTGGCGCTGGCGCCGTCCTTGGTCACAGTCAGCGGAGCGCCGGCCGTGCCGAGGTTGAAGGCTGCTGATTGCTGGCCAGCGGTCGCACCTTTGTTCAGGGCGCCGATCCCCGGCAGCATGTCGGTCAGCACGCGCTGGTCGATCTTGATCTTCATCTGCTCGGAGGCATCCTTCGACCACATGTCCATCAACTTGATGTCCGACTGGACACGGTCGATGTCGTCTTCGACGCAGGAGAAGTACTCGCCTTTGTCGATGACCAACTGCAGCTTCGGCGCGTCGGGGTTCTCCACGACGAGGTTCTGACCCTTGACGTACTCGCGGATCGTGATGTTGGGCTGGGTACGGATGTTGACCGTATCGCCCTGATTGCGAATCTCGCCTTCGTAGTCGGTGTTGCTGATGGCAGCAAGCACGGTGGAGTCGTAGAAGTTCTCGATCAGTTTACCCGACCAGATTTCCGGAATGAAGTTCCCCGAGTAGTCGGGGCGTCCGGGTGCAACAGGATAGGCCATGTGGTGTCCTTTCACTTAGCCAGTTTTAGGTTATACGACCTTCCCGCTGTGCAGCGAAAATGTCGCGCTCGATCCGGTCACGCTCCTGCTCCCGCCCCCTATACAGACCTTTCCGCACATCGTCAAAGAACTTGGCGACATCTGTGCGGGTGTAAGGCTTGGCTGCGTTACCAGTTGTGGTACCAGCAGCTGTGCGCCCACGCCCGGGTGCGATCTGTTTTTCGAGTTGGGTGGCAGCCACGTTCCGAGTTTGTTGGGCAACAGAATTACCATTCAGCGACTGCCACGTACGAAAGAAACCTCCGACACGACGGGCGTCGAGCTGATTCTGCGCGCTGTCGAGGTACGTCTGCCGGGTCATGCCGGACAACGGGTCGACTTCGAGCAGCCAGCTATGGAAGTTCTGGTTGGCGTTGATCTCGCGCCAATCGGGGACTTCCGCCGACAGTTCCGTCCAGAACATCTGCTCAGCATTCAGCGCCTGTCGCTGTACAACGCTCTCCACCTTGGGGACGACGTTGTTCTGGAGTTGGGCAAGCGACCGTCGCAGCTCTGCGACTTCTTGGTCACGCCCCGACATCTCCTCACGAGCTGCGCGGCGCATGACTTCGATCGAATCCCCGTAATCCTCGACGTCCTTCTCGGTGATGAGCTTTGCCGCGGCCACCTGTGCAGGCGTGCTTGCCTGCTGGGGTGCGGTAAGCGACGCGATCAGCTGTTCGAGCTGACCGAGACGTTGGCTCAACTGGTTGTTCTCCGCCCGAAGGCGAGTGGTATCAGCGTTGTACATCCCTTGCAGGGAGCGCCAGCGCTGTTCGTAGGTCTGGTCTTCGTTCGTGGTGCCGGATCGCCCTTGCTCGGTGGACGCCGGCTCAGCTGCAGCTTCTCCTGCCCCGTTGGCTGCCGTGGTCTGTGCGGCCGGAGCCTCCACCTGCGCTGCAGGTTCGGAGTTCAGGTCCTCGTACAGCTTGGCAACAGCCTCAGACTGCCTTTGAATTTGCGCGGGAATGGCCATTTAGACGCTCCTCTCGGGTGTGCGTGATTGGATCAGCTGCCCCTGCGGGGCTGTGCTGCTAAGTCAGGGGACTCCGTCATGAGCCTGTGCAGCTCCGACAAGACCTGACACCGCCCCTGAGCAAGTGCCACGGTCTGCGGTCCGACGTTGGGGAGCCGTTCAAGCTCCGAGGTCCGCCACTCTCCCAACCATTCCAAGATGATCGGGTATTGGCGGACGCTGACTGCCAGCGCGCGGACTACTTCGGGGGAGACCTGCTTCACTGCGGGCCTCCGTTTATCAGATTGGTCCCACCAGCGGGTGCGCCGGCAAGATCGGTGTTCTCCATGGCAGACTGCCCGCCGCCGGGGGCCGGCATCGGTGCCGCCGCAGCCATGCGCTTCTGCATGCTGAGCTTCTCGCGCGACGGGATGATGTCATCCACGGGCATCTGCAGCCCCTTGGCGACCTCGCGCAGCAGCGCCGCACGCCCCTCGGGCCCGATGATGGCGATGTCGAACTCGTTGGCCGTGGCGTTAAGGAACTCCACGCGGCGGACGTTGACCGTCTCTTTGACCGCGAGGTTGACCGCTCCCTTGGCCACGACCTGCGCATCGCCCTTGATCGACTCGTCAGGGTCGTAGCGCATGTTGTAGACGAACTGGCGCTGCACGATGGTCTTGAGCACGTCGTTGTCGATGTGCATGACCACCTGCCGAATGCCCTTGCCCGCGGAGCCCATCAGCATGGAGAGGCCCGACGCCGTGCGCCCTGCCCCCTGCACGTTGGTGTCGCCGTAGATGTAGGCAGGGATGCCACTGTGGTCATCAGCCATGCGCGAGAAGCGGTCGTAGACCCCCACCAGCGTGTTGGCATTGTCGTTGGGCTGGTTGAACCGCACCGCCGGCGCAGACGACCCCAGAGGGTCGTTGAGCACTTGCCAAATCTTCCACGGCTGCATCTGCGTGATGTCTTCGTTGGGCGGCAGGCGCTCCAAGTTGACCTCGACCTGCGGTCCCGAGGCGATCGCCATGTTGTTGACCAGTGCCCGGGCTGCCGCGTTGCAGACGCCCTGAATGTCCTCGATGATCTCGGGGATGCCCTTGCCCCAGAAGGCGCCGGGCTGCTTGATGAACGACGTCTTGGCGTAGGGCTTCTCCCCCAGCGGGTCGTAGTTCAGCACAGCCTTGATGACGTAGTTGCCCACGGCCCAGACGTTGGCGTCGTACTCGCGGTCCTCGTCGGGCACTTCCTCCTCGGTCATGCCCCACTCGCGCAGCATCCGGCCGCTAACCTTGCCCCAGAACTCCAGCGTGTCGTAGACCTCAGTGGGGCGGAGCTCTGTGTGAAACTTGCGCTCCTCCTCGTCACGGGAGCTTTTCTGCCACTCCTGCACCCACGACTGGGTGTTGCCCACTTCGAGCACCTTGCGGATGGCTTGGTCGTCATACCCCGGCACACCGATCAGGTCAGCCATCTGAGTGCGCGTCATCTCGTGGTACTCGAAGATGTAGCCGTCGTTGATCCGGGTTATCCCCGGCTCGGGGTAGATGTTGAATGGACTGACGCGCTCGTACTCCGGCGCGATGCGCTCGCCCGGCTGGAGGCTCGTGCCCTCCCACTTGAGGTAGCGCTGGCGCCGGACGATCGGTCCCTTGACGAAGGCTGCCGGGAACGTGACAAGGTCCGTGATGAACTCGTTGAACGCATCGGCCCACCCGCCTTGGGCGAACTGGTCCTCGATCTTGGTGTGCATCCGATCGACACGGTTCTGGGCCGCCTGCAGAATCTTGAACCGGAACTCCTGCGCGACCGTCTCCTTGAGCTCGGCCAGCTGGGTCCTGTTGGGTGCCTGACCAGA